GTGCTGCCGACGCTGCCGCGTGTCGATGCCGTCGTGACAGACCCGCCGTATGGGATCGGATGGAAGCCCCGCGTTACGCATCAGGATCAGCCGTGGGTCGATGAAATCGACTTCGACATCCGGTCGTTTCTGGTGGGTCGCTATCACCTGATTTGGGGCGGCCAGTACTTCGCAGACGTATTGCCCAAGGCCGATGGCTGGTTGACGTGGTGCAAGCGTCCAAGCGTAGGTTTTCAAGATGACGCCCGCAGCTATGCCCAGACTGAATTGGCTTGGCGAGATTGGGGGAAATCACAGTTCATGGTGCACGTATGGGACGGCGGAAAGCGGGCCGGAAACGCCGACAACCGCACGTTTTGCCACCCATCTCAGAAGCCTATCGAGGTCATGGAGTGGTGCCTTCGTCAGCTTCCTGACGACGCCCGCACGATCCTCGACCCCTTCATGGGCTCTGGCACGACGGGCGTGGCCTGCGTCAAGCTCGGCCGAAAGTTTATCGGCATCGAGCGCGAGCCCACCTATTTCGACATCGCCTGCCGCCGCATTGAGGCCGCCTACAAGCAGCCTGACCTTTTCATCCCGTCTCCCTCTCCCAAGCTTATACAGGAGGCGTTGCTGTGACAACGGTGCTTGCTTGGATGATCATCACCACGACTAGCGGAATCGAGATGGATCACCGTCTCATGAGATCTGGAGACTGCCGCAGCACTGCAACCCGCGTTGTCCTTGCCCGCCAGGCTGGGGGGAATGTGAGCATCAACGAGTATTTCGGCAACTTGATCGTTGCTTCATATCCCATTGCCTTTATCGAGTGCCGCGCGTTTCGGATGGGGGCGATGGGATGAGCCTTGCATCTGGCCGATATTGGATCACGCCAACACAGAGGGCCGCCATGGCAACCGCGCTGGGAAAGCAATATCGGGTATCAGACGGCAAGATCACGAAGAAGCCCGCACGCATGGCAGCCGGCCAGCTCAAGAACGCGCACGGCAAGGCGGCCAGCCTCGCTAAAAAATGGAAGGCCAAGAGCAAGGGGAAGCCATGAACCGGTCTGAGTGGCGCAAGAACCGCCGCCGAATTTTAAGAGAAAGGAACGCCTACGACGATACCGGAATGTACTTCTGGTACTATGAAATGCTCATGTGGGAGCGCGACCACAATATAGCTCTAGTCAAGAACTGCGCAAAAGAAGTCATGAAGGAAATGTTCGGCGACGAACACATGCAAACGCTGGAATTCATGACACGTTTGGGCAAGCGAGTTAAGACCCGCCTTCGGACGGATGCCGATTACATTTGGGCAGAAAAAATGGGGCCGCCGCCATGCCCATGACCCGCGATCAAGCCATCCGCCGCCTTGAGCTGTTCGAGGCCCGCGGCGTTGACGTTCCTGTTCCTGCCAGTTGGTTGCGTGCCGTGTACAAAATTCCACTGGAGACCAACCATGACGGCAACGCTGATCGCCTACAGGACGCCGCCGCAGATGGAGCACAAAGCCGCTCAGGAGGCCAGGGACGCCGGGCACCGCGCTTACCTTCCAAGGGAAATTCGTGAGACCAAGGGGGGGGCCCGACGTGTTCCTACGGCCCGTGGGTACGTGTTCTGTGAGGGCAAGCCCGCCGACGCTGAGCACATCAAGGGCGCGATCGGTCCTGTTTCCAGGACAGAGCTTCGCAGGCTTTACATTCGCACCAGCAAGACACAGCGCCGGCACGCCTACAGCCCCGGCGACCAGGTGCAGGTCAAGGGAATGACCGTCGACAATCACGGCAAGCCGTTGCTTGGCGAAGTCATCGCAGTGTTTCGGCCGGGCCTCTACAAAGTGCGGGTGGCGTTGCTTGGAAAATCACACATCGTGCGAATGCGCGAGTCGGATCTAGCCCGCTTGCACCCCGGCATAAAATAGCCCCGCTGGTGGGTTTCCAGCGGGGCCGGCTAGAGTTTCCGTGGCTCAGTGCAGAGTTATCGCCACTTCGCGACCAATGCGGCGGCGCTGGACAAGGCCCGCTGCAATCGCAGCCGATACCCGCTTACTGGCCTCGCCTTTGGTCACGGCCAACAGTCGAGCTAGTTCGTTGTTGTTGAGCGGGCGCTTAGTGATGGTCAACAGTTTCCTCAATTGCTCGAGATCCTGCGGCGTCACGTCTGATGGAATGACCAGATCCGAAGCCCTGGAAACCGTGGCGGAAACCGTCACAGGGCGGGAAACCAACGCCGTCGCCATCCACACCAGAGCCCAGATCGCCACGTCCAGACCAATGGCAAAGGCCAGCACGGAGCCCTTCCTGATCGTCTCAGCGGAAACCGTGCCAGCGCTCGCCCATGCCCACGCTTCGGACCCAAGATCGCCAGCCGGAGCCGTGCGCAACTCTCCGCGTAGCTTTTCCACGCGGGCCTCAAGGGCGGAAACAGTCTGCGCTTTGCCCTTGCATTGAGCACCTGCCCCGGTTCGGCACTCGGAAACCCAATCGCCGCGCGCCCATTCGAGCCGCGTCACGGTGCTCCGCAGATCAGCCTCGACGCTCACCCTGTCGACGCTGGCTGCCGCCTTGGCCTGTTTGATCTCACCCGTGCGCCCAACGATGGCCGGCAGCGAATACGCCAGCAGAGCCACGAATGCGACACACAACGCTAGGGCTAGTGCCCTAAGCCTGTATGACCACGCAATGTGTATGAACACCGGAAGCACGGCGACCGTTGTCATTGCCACGATCATTGAGGCGCGCGTGTACGTCGACGCGCCTTCGGTCGCTTCTAACGCACCTACAACTTGCAGGGATAAAAGAACGCCAGCGCTTGCGAGCGCGGCAATAGCTGCTAGTGTTTTCATAGTCCGTTGTCCTGTCCATAGCAGGTTGATGGATCAGGGCTGAGTGGGTGTTGAAGCACCTTCTCAGCCCGACTCGTTAACGGTCTGAAACTACACTGATTTGCCTAACCGCAAATGAAATTATTCACCGGCATGCGCAATTGCTTGCGCGACTGTGGCAAATCAGTGTAAGGCTGCGAAAAGGGCGACCGCCAGTAACCGGGCCGGTGTCACGCGTGGAGCCGACCCCGAGGCGATCCAGGGAAACACGAGCATTTCCCACGCCGCCAGAATTGCGCCCACAAACACACAGAGCCCCCATACGCATAACGCGGGGGCTCCGTTGACTCTGAAAGCGCGGGGGCGCTTGAACAAGAGCATACTCGCATCTGATCACGGCAGATTGATGGCTGGCCGACGCAAGGATTACACCGCCAAAGGCATTCGTCGCCTGACTTGCTGCGTTGCAGGGTGCAAAAACAAGGCGCGGTTTCAGTGGTCCATCTGCGCGGATCGCAATATTAAGCGCCCGATCTGCGCCGAGCACGATGTTGCCCTGAACACAATGGTGATGCGGTGGGCCTGGGCTGACAGTCGCGAAGCCGACATCGCCAAATATCGAACCCGCGTTCTTTCCAGCCCATGATGAGGCAAGACCCCATGAGCACTGGAAGCCTCGAAGCCTCGGAAGCTGCGTCGGCCGCCGTTACCGTCGCCCCGCGCGTGTCACTGGCTGACATCGAGGGTTCCATCGCCGAGGAATACAGCTTCACCGCTAACAAAGCGCTGGACGCCATGCAGTTTCCACGTCCCGCATCGCTACCGGACCCGCTGGCCATGCTGACCGTCTGCATTTTGGTGACGCAGAACGGATGCACCGTCATCGGCAAGTCGGCCAGTCACAAGAACGTCAATGCTGATTTCGGCGCCAAGCTCGCACGCGAGGACGCAATCAGGCAGTTGTGGCCGCTGATGGGCTTTGCGTCGCGGGACAAGCTGTGTTCATCCGTTCCATGACCCTCGGCCGCATCATCGTTAGCGCTGCCGTTGTTTACGTCGCTTTAGGGGTTGTGTTTTTCGCCACCGACTGGCTGAGCAAGTGGCCCAATGGCAATGACTGATCGAACCTGCCAAATCGTCATGGTCGTCATGATCGCCACCAGCATCGCCAGTTTTTTAATCGCAGCCTATAAGGCCGGCCTATGACGATCCCGACATCCCCCGGCAAGCTCATCGCCATCGCGTTCCTGATCGCCGGGCTGCTCAAAATGTCTGGCGTCGTGCCGATGCGCCTTGCCGCCGCTGACTTGTTCCTCGCCGGCATCCTAACCGCAGCGGTCATCCCGTGAATGACGAGCCCGATCTGCCAGACGTCATTGACGCCATCGCCTACGAATTGAAGTCGGCCGGCATCGGGTATCTCGAGGCTCAATCCATGGTCCGCGACATGCTGGCCGAAGCCTGGGACCAGATGCCAGACTTGGCCGACCTCGACCCGATCACCTCATCACTGCATTAGTCCGCGTCTCCACCGATACGCACAGGAGACACACACATGACAGACATCGAACGCATCAAACACATCCTGATCGCCGTTGGAACGGTCGGCCTGATTTCAGGCGCCTGGATGTCGTTCTCGTTTGGCGCAGCCATGACGCTGGCGCACGGCATCACGTTGGCACTGCTCACCATTCTCGCCGCAGTCATGTTTACGGCCATCGACCATCTGCGCCGTAACGGCCTCGGCATCGGGATGACGCGGTTTCTTACCACGCTCGCCTTCGTGTTTCTTGGCGCTGAGTTGTTTTCGCATGTCGGCTACACGGTCGGCACTCGCGTTGAAAACACCGAGATGGCTGGCGTCCAGAACGTCAAATACAGCGACACCCGCGATCAGGTCGTCGACCACAAGGCCGCGCTGGTCATGTGGCAGGATCGGATGAAGACGTTGACTGCCCAGCACGGATGGGCGCCCACCACTAAGGCGGAAGGCTTGCGCGCCCAGCTCGACAGCGCTCAGAAGGCCATCGACCTTGAGACCGCACGCGGCGGCTGCAAAACAAAGTGCCTGGCGCTGATGAAGGACAAAGCCGGCCTCGAGGAACGCATCGCCATTGCCGAGCAAGCCGACGAATTCATCAAACAGATCAACGCTACGCAGGCCCTTATCGACAAGAGCCGCGCAAGCGCTGCCGTCACTGAGTACAAGTCGAGCCCCATCGTCAATCAGACCAAGTTTGTCTCCCAGCTTGCTACTGTCAGCTTGGAGCCCGGCAAAGAAGCTCTGACATGGGCTCAGATCGGCATTGGCTTGCTAATCGCCATCGTCACGACGTTTTTGCCGCCGTTCGCGTTCTATCTGGCATTTGGGGACGCGCTGCACCGAGCGCAGCCCACCACCGGCTTTTCGCGTGGCCGTGCTCCCGACGCCGAGACCGCTGCTCGCACGCGTAGTCTCATAATCAACAACTGGGAGACGGACACCGAATTTGCATCGCGGGTGGCCGATGCTACGCAGCGCAGGGTGATTGGCTAACCATCAACAACAGTTGCACGTGAAACATGCCACCAGGTAGACCGAGCGATTACGACCCAGAGTACTGCACCAAGGTTTTAGACCTTGGCAAGAAAGGAAAATCTCGCGTCGAAATTGCCTATGAACTCGATGTAGGCACGACAACGCTGCAGCGCTGGGAAGCAGCACACGAAGATTTTCGGGTTGCCATGGCACGCGCAAAGGAAGCTGAGCAAGTTTGGTGGGAACGTAAGGGCCGCCGCAACCTACAGGCTCAGCATTTCCAAGCGTCCATGTGGTCGCGATCCATGGCGGCCCGCTTTCCGAACGACTGGCGCGAAAAGCTCGCACACGTCGGCGGCGCAAAAGACGATGAACCCATAAGGCAGGAAATCACACTCGACGCTGATGCTTTCACCCGCAGAATCCTTGGCGCAGCTTCCAGAAGCCGAGATAACGGCACACCTGGCGAGCCTGCCGGAACAAACGAAGGCTGATCTACTGCACCACTGGCCGTTCTGGGCTCGTCCAGAACAACAGGCGCCAGATGGGCAATGGCTGACGTGGCTTATTCTTGCTGGCCGCGGCTTCGGTAAAACGCGCGCTGGGTCGGAATGGGTGCGCGACATGGTGTGTGGGGGCACGCCGCACGGAGCAGGCCGATACAAAAGGGTGGCGCTGGTTGCCGAGACCGCCGCAGACTGCCGCGACGTTCTGGTTGAAGGAGATAGCGGGCTGCTTGCAGTGCATCCAAAGGCATTCCGCCCAATCTATGAACCGTCTAAGCGTCGGGTAACGTGGCCGAATGGAGCGGTTGCTACTCTGTTCAACGCCACAGAGCCCGATCAGCTGCGCGGCCCTCAACAAGATCTGGCTTGGTGTGATGAGCTGGCCAAATGGCGATACGCCGAAGAGACATGGGACATGCTGCAGTTCGGACTTCGGCTTGGCTCCGATCCTCGCCAGCTTATCACGACGACGCCGCGGCCAATTGCTCTCCTGCGAAAAATCATGGCGGATAAGCGCACAGTCATCACGCGCGGATCGACGTTCGACAATGCAGCCAACTTAGCCGGCAGCTTTCTTGCCAACATTCGGCAGAAATACGAAGGGACGCGGCTTGGTCGGCAGGAGCTTAACGCCGAAGTTCTCGACGATGTGCCAGGCGCCTTGTGGACTCGAGAAATCCTCGACAAGAGCCGCCGCAAGAAAGGCGACAAGCTGCCAGACATGCAGCGCGTGGTGGTAGCCATCGACCCAGCTGCTAAGAGCCAGGAAAACGCAAAAAGCGACGGCACAGCAGAAACAGGAATTATTGTTGCTGGCCTTGGCGTCGATGGGCGCGGCTACGTTCTGGACGATCAATCCTGTGCTCTGAGCCCTCAAGGATGGGCGCGCAGGGCCGTTGGTTGCGTTGATATCTGGTCTGCTGACGCCATCGTCGTCGAGACCAACCAAGGCGGCGATATGGTGCGCGAAGTTATCCGCGCGGTTCGCGACACCGTCGCAGTCATCGAGGTACACGCATCCCGCGGGAAGGTAACCCGCGCTGAGCCTATCAGCGCCCTATATGAGCAAGGCCGCGTTTCCCACGTCGGAGCGTTTGCGGACTTGGAAGATCAGATGGTGCTGTTTACCCCAATGGGCATCGCTGGCGCCACAACCGGCGACCGTGCGGACGCGCTGGTGTGGGCGTTGACCCAGCTGTTCCCGTCGCTGATCGTGAAGTCTGATGCTTATGACTGGTCGGACGCCTTCACCGGCAACGGTGGCGGCTCCGGCTGGCTGCGAATGTAGAAAACCATTCCGCGAAGTGTCGCCGATCCCCGGCCTGACACTTGGACATGAGGAATTAAATTCTCTTGGCCGACTACGGCAAGCCCTCCAAAAAGCTATCCGCGAACGAGCAAGCCGCCATCGTCAAAGAGGCGCGCGAGTTCATCGAGGATTCATGGACGCACGACCGCGACAACCGGAGGGATTCGGCGTCGGATCTGTCGTTCTTGGCCGGTAACCAGTGGCCCGATGCCATCCGCCGTGAACGTGAGGCGGCCAACCGCCCAATGCTGACGTTCAACCGCCTGCCTCAGTTCGTGCGACAGGTGACCAACGACATCCGGCAGGCTGAGTTCTCAATCAAAGTGGCGCCCGAGGACGACGGTAGCGATCCCGAGCTTGCCCGCATCTATGATGGTCTGATCCGTCAAATTCAGTACCAGTCGAGTGCACGCCACGTCTATGCGCAGGCCGCAGAGCACCAGGCATCGTGCGGGATTGGCTGGTTCCGCATCTGCTGTGAATACCCCGACGATAGCGCGTTTAACCAGGAAATACGCATCAAGGGGATTCGCAACCCGCTATCTGTGTACGATGATGCGGGCGCCGTCGAGCCGGATAGGTCCGACGCGATGAAGCGCGCGATTGTCGAAGTGTGGCCGAAAAAGGCGTTCAAGGCCAAGTGGCCAAAGGCGCAGGACGTGTCTGTAGACGTTCCGACCAATGACAACACCAATGATGGGGCCTTTTTCTGGGCAACCACCGACACCGTGCGCGTTGCCGAATACTGGCGCAAGGTTCCGGTCAAAAAGACTATTGCTCTACTCAGCAGCGGCGAAACGATCGACATCACCGGCAAGGGGGAGGCCGAGCTAGGTTACTTCCCGATCGAGCGCACGCGCGAAGTGGAAAGCCACAGGATCGAGAGCTACATCGTTTCTGGCTCTGAGGTGCTTTCGGGGCCGAGCGAGCATCCCGGTTCATATTTTCCAATCGTGCCGGTCATCGGCGGCGAGTTCCCGCTGGAAAATCGCACGTATCGATACGGCGTGATTCGGTTCGCGCGTGATCCTCAGCAGCTCTACAATTTCTACCGCACAGCCACGGCTGAGGCGATTGCGCTCGCGCCGAAGGCGCCTTACGTCGCCACAGCCGACCAGATCGGCCCTTACAAACAAATGTGGGATACGTCGCACACGACGAACCGCCCGTATTTGCTGTATAAGCCAGATCCCAACGCTCCGGGAACCAAGCCGCAGCGCGAAGCCCCTCCTGCATTGCCTGCCGCGCTCATGCAAGAGGCTCAAATTGCCTCCGACGACATGAAGAATGTCACCGGCATTCACGACGCGGCCCTGGGCAAGCAAAGCAACGAAACGTCAGGTGTAGCCATTGGCCGGCGCCAGATGGAGTCTGACGTTGCCAATTACCATTTTGCGGACAACCTTCATCGCGCGCTTGAGTACGCCGGTCGGGTGCTGATTGACCTCATCCCGAAAATCTACGACAACGAGCGCGTCATCCGTCTGATGGGCGAAAGCGACGACACCAAAGAAGAATTTGTCCCCATCAATCGTGTGGTCATGGGCATGGATGGTGTGCCGGTGACGATGAACGATCTTTCTGCGGCGCGCTTTGATGTGCGCGTGAAGGTCGGCAAGAGCTATACGACGCGCAGGGCCGAGGCTGCAGACAGCTTGCTGCAGTTCGTGGGCGCTGTTCCCGCCGCGGGCCAAGTCGCGGGCGATCTCATTGCCAAGAACTTTGACTGGCCCGGGGCCGACGAATTGGCCAAACGTCTGCGCAATCTCGTCCCGCCTCAAGTGCTGGTCGACCCGAAGAAGCCGGAGACCCAGCCGCCGCCCGACCCGATCGCGCAGCAAATGCAAGAGCTACAAATGCGCGGCGCTCAGGCCGAAGTGGCGAAGCTGAACGCCGAAGTTGAAAACAAGCGCATTGATAGTGTCGTGAAGATGATGGGCGCCATGCTGCCGCCTGAAGCGGTTGTGCAGACCTTCCCGATGCCGTTCCCTGACACAATGCCGCCAAGCATGCCGGACCAGCCGGCGATGCCTCCCAACATGCCGCCCGAAATCTCCGGTGGCGATATCGATTCCGCAGCACTGGCTCAGATGATGGGCCAGCCGCAGCCGATGCCGCCGCCTGGCTAAAGGGCGCCCGCCGCAAGGCGCATGTAACTTGAGAGATTGATCATGAGCGAATCGACCACGCTGGAAAACCCAGCGCAAGTGCCCGTTGTGTCGCCGGAGTCCAAGCCGCAGGCTCGTGAGCCAGCGCCCGAGGCCGTTAAGCCCGAAAGTGCCGAAGTACCGCAGTCTGAGGAAACACCGGACACCCCTGAGAAGCCGAAAGTACCGTTTAAGGATCGGTTCAGCCAGGTTTACGCGCAGAAAAAGCAGGCCGAAGCCGAGGCTATGATGGCCAGAGCCGAAGCACAGCAGCTGCGCCGCGAGCTGGCTGAAATGCGGTCCAAGCCGTTGGATCAAATGCCGTATGAAGATCAAGATGATCTTCGCGTTCGGGCCGCAATCAAAGAGGAAAGGCTGGCAGAGAAGGAAAGCGAGGCACAACGTCGCGAATGGCAGGCACACGATGCCCGCGCAGCGACGTTTCAAGCGAAGGTGAGCGAGGCATTGCCTCGAATGCCAGATCTTGTCGAGGTGTTCTCAACCATTCCTCTGTCGGACTTCGCTGCCGATCTAATTGCAGAGAGCGAGAAGGCGGCCGAGATCGCTTATTATCTCGGCAAGAATCCGCAAATCGCCCGGAACATTTACCAGCAGCCGCCGCATCTTCAGGGCGCAGAAATCGCGCGCATCGAGGCCCGCGTCAGCGCGGCGCCGACCGTGCGCAAAACCAGTAAGGCACCCGCACCCGCACCGCTTCTGGGAGGTTCATCGTCGCCCGGGGTCAAAGACCCTGCCGACATGAGCATGGAAGAGTACAGCGCTTGGCGGGCTGGCAACACAAAGGCTTGATGAGCTATGCCGAACACGACATTGACTGCGGACATCGTCGCCAAAGAGGCGCTGGTGATCCTCGAGAATGAGATGGGCTGGGCTAAGAACCTGCACCGCGCCCATGAGGAAGAGTTTACCAACCGCGTCAACGGCTACAAGGTGGGCGAAACGATCTCGATTCGCCGCCCTGCTGACTTCACCGTTCGTACCGGTGCCACGTTGTCCGCGCAGGACGTGATCGAGGGCAAGACGACGCTGACGGTCGATCAGCAGATCGGCGTCGACTTTCAGTTTACGAGCACTGAGCTGACGCTCAAAATCGAGGATCTTTCAGAGCGCGTGATCAAGCCGGCAATGTCAAGCCTGATCAACCACATGCACAACGACGTGCTGACGCAGATGTATCGCGGCGTCTACAATTGGGTGGGGACGCCAGGCCAGACCATTAACAGCTTCGCTGACTTTGCCGAAGCGCCAAAGCGGCTGGATACCATGGCGGTTCCGACATCACAGCGCACGTCGGTACTGTCGCCAGCCGATCATTGGGGCCTCGTTGGCAACCAGACCAGCCTATACATCCAAGGCGCTGCCAATTCGGCCTATCGCGATGGGTCGCTCGGCAACGTCGGCGGCGTGGCAAACTACATGAGCCAGCTTGTCCCCATACACACCGTGGGGCCGCTTGGTGGAACGCCGCTCGTCAACGGCGCAACGCAGAATGTCACCTACGACACTGCAAAGAACACCTGGACGCAATCGTTGATCACGGACGGCTGGACGGCTGCCGCAGCGGCTCGCGTAAAGGCTGGAGACGTGTTCATCATGTATGCGGCCGGCACGTCTGGCGCTCGTGTGAAGATGGTCAACCCGAAGACGAAACAGGTTACCGACGTAGACCAGCAGTTTGTCGTGACATCAGACGGCTCGTCGGACGGTTCTGGCAACCTCACGCTGACGATATCGCCGCCGATCATCACCAGCGGCGTGCACCAGACCGTCAACGTGGTTCCGGCCGACAACGCCGGCCTGACGTTCACTGGCACGGCAAGCACGACCTATCCTCAGAACATGGTATTCCATAAAAACGCCATGGCGCTGGCGATGGTTCCGATGGAGATGCCACAGGCCGTCTACAACGGCTCGCGCCAGTCGTACAAGGGCATGAGCGTTCGCGTCATCCCGATCTATGACGGCACGAACGACATCAGCAAGTGGCGCCTTGACGTCCTGTACGGGCGCAAGCTGATCGATCCTCGCCTCGCAGTCCGCGCCAGCGGCACGTCGTAAGGGGTCTGATTGATGGCAACCGTTGCAGATATCGTGATCAGAGCGCTGCGACGGCTGCCATCCGTGGTTGATGCCGCCGAAACACCGAGCGCAGAAGATGAAGCGCTCGGTGTCCAGGCTTTGAACGACATGCTCCGCGGGTGGGTTGCGGATGGTGTCGATTGTTTGATGCAGGATGAGTTAGTTCGCAACGATACGTTCGTGTTCTTCGTGCCTCCGAAAGCAGCGACTGCTGTGCTGATCGACGCGTTGTCATATGTCAGCACCTGGGATGCGTCGGCAAATTCGCCGGCACTGGCGTCGAGCAGCGGCACGAAGGGGTATGTCTACCGGGTGTCGACGGCAGGCAGCACCACGCTGGATAGCGTGACGAGCTGGGCAGCGGGTGAATTTGCGGTTTTCGACGGTGCGGCATGGGTCAAGGCTCAACCAAGCCGAAGGCACGAGGCCGGTGTTATCGCAATGTTGGCCGTGCGATTGGCCGAAAGTTTCGGGGTTGCGCCCGGCGCAGTGCTGGCACGGGACGCGTCAAATGGCTGGACCAGTATTCAGGCTGATTTCATCGTTCCTGCGGCCAATACGTTTGACATTGGCATAGTGCGCGTGCCGTCACGGCGCTACGGTGAAATTATCTGATGTCCGTTCCCATCCCCCTCGCCTATCGCAGCGCTGCCGGTCGGTACGGACAGGACGGCGCGGCAAAACTCATGAATTTTTATGCCGAAGAAGTCGGCGACGAGGGCAAGGCCAAGGTGGCGCTTTATCCCATCGGGGGGCTGGCGCCGTTCGCGACACTCACAGGAGCCGGCGGCATACGTGCTCTACTCGCGCTAAGCGATGACGAGCTGATCGCCGTGGCCGGCCGCGTGCTATCGCGCATCGACTCGGGTGGTGGTGTGACGGCGCTCGGTGGCATCGTGTCCGATGGCCTTGTGACGATGGCGCGCAATCGGGCGAACCCCGTACAGTCGATGATCACCTGCGACGGCGCAACCAGCGTGCTGCAATCGGGCTCTCTGACATCGTTTACTGATCCCGATCTTGCGCCGGCCAATAGCGTGTCGTCGCACTCCGGCTACTTCCTGTGGACCCACGACGACGGAATGATTACTTTTGCCGGCCCTGACGAGATTAATGTCGACGCGCTCGACATTTTGACAGCGGGCACCAGCCCTGACCGGCTTATGCGCGGCTACTCGCGCGGTTCGGATTGGCTGGCCTTCGGAGCGCGCACGGTTGAAGTGTGGAATGAAACCGGCGGCGATAGTGTGTTTACGCGCACGACCACAGTCAACATCGGTTGCCTGTCTGCGGCCAGCGTGGCGGACATCGATACTACGGTCTGCTTTGTTGCCCACGACGGCACTGTGCGCGTGCTCAATGGCTACACGCCGGAGCGGATCAGCACACACGAGATCGAGCGGCTTATTGCGAGCGATGCCAGCCCGTCGAAGATTCACGGCTATGGCTGGACTGAGCGCGGGCATCGGTTTTACGGATTGACCGGCAGCACCTGGACCACGGTCTACGACATGACCACGGGCGGTTGGCATGATCGCAAGAGCGACGGCCTGTCGACGTGGCGCTGCGGATCGGCGGTGCAGCTCGGGACTAAGCGCATCTTCGGGCACATCTCGAGCCCGTACCTGTATGAACTCAACCCCGATCTGCAGACCGAGGACGGCAACGAGATCGACTGCCACGTGATCTGCCCACCGATCCACGGCAAGCGGCTGCCGGTGTCCAACGTGGTGTTGGACGTGATTACAGGCGTCGGAACCGGCACGGGTGCAACGCAGAACGTCAACCCCGTGCTGCTTCTGGATTACAGCGAAGACGGGGCCAAGACCTGGAGTTCTGAGCGTCAACTTGCACTTGGCGCGCAGGGCCAGACGCAGCGCAAGCTCAAGGCAACGCGGCTAGGCCGGATCAGTGACGTAGGCCGCTCCTGGCGGATGCGGTGCACGGCCAGCGTAGTGCGATGCATCATGGGCGCGAGAATGAACGATGACACCTGAAGTGTACGCTCAGTTCGCGCTGATCGCGCGCAATCTGTCGCTTGCGGCTCCAAGCCCGCAAGAGCCGTTCGGGTCGCCAGCGTGGGTGCAGTTCCTTCAACGCGTCGCCAAGGCCACGGGGTAAACCATGAGCTTCCTGAAGGATTTTTTGAAGATCACCAGCCCTGCTTACGCAGTGACGAGCTTTTTGGGTAATCAGAAAAAGTCGGCAATGAGCGCGGCCGATCAAGCCGCGGCAGCGCAGGCCGAATACACCAACGCTGGTTATGGCAAACAGCGGGAAGAGCTGGGCAAGGGCTACACGGCGGCTGATACGATCCTGAGCGGCTACGAAAAGCCGGGCCAGCAGGCCTATAGCCAGTATGCCGACAGCATTGGTGTCAACGGTCCTGACGGCTACGGCCGGGCTATGACGAGCTTCAACGCTGATCCGTTCCGCGCGGGAACTCAAGACGCCACGCAGCGCGCCATCCAGAGCATGTTCCGCCGTTACAACCCCACAGGCCAGACCGGCCAGCAAATGACGGCAGTCGGCCGCATCGGAGCGGATCGCTATGCCGGCGACGTCGACGCGTATCGCAATCGTCTGATGGGGTTCGGAACTCAGGGCGCGCAGTTCGGGATGCAGCGGGCGACCAACTCTATCGGCCAGGGTCAGGAGATGGGGCAATCGTTTCTCGGCCAGAACAACGCGCTCGCAAACGTCGAAACGCAGCGGCTCGGCAATCGCCAGGCCGCCAGCAACCAGTTTATGGATAACATCTTCAAAATCGGCGGCACGGCGCTTGGCATCGCAACGGGGGGAAGCGGGCGCTCCAACCCGCTGATGCAAGGGTATGGCTCTGGCTACATGGGTCCGCGCTGATGGCACGCAATGCACTTATTCCGGCTCTGCAGCCGTTCCAATTGCCGACCGGTCCTGATGCCGGGAATTTTCTTAACCCTCTGATGGCCGGGATTCAACGCGCCGACCGGCTGAGCCAACAGGCCGTTGAGAACAACCAGAACCAGGAGCGTCTTGGCCTCGCCCGAAACGCCGACGCGCGGGCATCCAGCGAAGCCGCCGACGCCAAACGCGAACGCATGTTCAAGACGTTCGGCGCCATGAATCTTGCTGTTATCAACGAGCCAGACGAGGCCAAGGCCCGGCAGATGTTCCAGACCATCCGCCGCGTGACACCCGATTTCGACAAAGAAGTTGGATCGCAAGGCTTGGATCTCAACGACTATCGCAGCGTTTCTCGCGTGCTCGCGGCACGGGCTGGGGTGTTGCCGGACCCGCTCGAACGGCAGGCAAAGCAGGCCTCGATAGACAACATGGGCAAGCAAGGGAAAATGATCGATGCTCAACTCGGTCAAATGAAGCTGCAGACGCCGGAGTACCGCGCCTCGATGGCGGCACAGTACGGCATCCAACCAGGAACTCGCGAGTATCAGGCCTTTGTCCTCATGGGGCAATTGCCGACCAAGGATGGCGAGTCGACACTTGACAAAGAGGTTGCGAAAACGCGCGTTGAAATGGCGCAGAAAGATATTCAGTCCGGCATCGGGGCTCAGGAATTCCAAGGGTTGGCTGGTCAGTTGGACCGAATTGCTAAAGACCCAAGCCTAGGCGCCGCAATCGGTCCTATCCAAGGCAACGCCACGGTGCAATCAGCTGTAAACTTCCTTCCTTTTTCGCAGACAATAGGCCTCAACAATCCAAAGTTAAACGCCGATATTCGACGTCTGCAAGCTCAGCTTGTTCTTGCCGGCGGCGAGAAAATGAAGGGGCTAGGCGCACAGTCAGACGCCGACGCAGCGCGTCTGGAAACGGCAGTTGGCAACCTCACGCAAGCGCGCAACAAGCAAGAGTTTGAAGACGCGATTACCATTATTCGTCAGGGCGTTGCTGGCGCCATCGGCCGCGCGCAGTCGGCGTCGAAACAGTTCCCTCAACTCGGCGCCGGTCGCATCAATCCGCCGGCGGCATCGGGTGCGCCGGGTGTCGCTGACCCATTGGGGATTCGCTGATGGCGAGCCTTACCGAAATAAGGGCGCAGTACCCACAATATAGCGACCTAGACGACCAGACGCTGCTCGACGGTCTGCACCGTAAATTTTACGCAGACATTCCGCGTGATGACTTCGATCGCCGGCTTGGCGTAAGGCCTCAGCCGACAGCTGCCGAAACTGTAGCCGATGTCGGGCAACAGGCCGTGCGCGGCGGCAACCGGGGGCTGAACTCTATCCTGTCGTTACCGGGTGCCATCTTCGGCGGCGCGGTCAACATGGTGGCTCCCGGTCAGGGCGATCGGTTCAAGTGGGATAACCCGGTATCCCGCATGATGGAAAGCGCTGACGCCAAGCCTCAGACCGAGGCAGGGCGCTACGCCGACGCCATCGGGCAAGCGGTGGGGGCTAGCGCCATTCCTCAGGCCGGTATTATGGCCAAGGCTCGGCAGGTTGCAGCACCCGCTGCGCAAACCACGCTCGGTGGCATTGGGCAACAGCTCGTCAACAGCTATCGGACGACACCGGGCGCGGCTTTAGCGTCTGACACAGCAGCGGCTGTCGGCGCTGGCATTGGCCAACAGATGGCGCAAGATGGCGGGTTCGGCGCAACGGGCCAAATGGTCGGCGGCATGATCGGCGGCATAGCACCGGGGGCGATAGCTGCGGCTGGCGGCGGAACGGTTCGGTCAATCCAGCGCGCGTATGCCAACCAAGGCCGTGCGGGTGCTTATGGGTCGGTCGCTGATGATTTGCCGGATGGCGTCAACGCCTTTGCGGATCAAGTTGCAGAAGGGCCTTCCCGCAACAGCACCGCAGTCAACCGGCGCACGCTGGATATTCTGGGCGAAGAAATGGAACGGGCGGGCGGCAACGTCCAGCAGGCCCAGACCGCCGCAATCAATCGGATAGCGCGAGAATTCCAGGTTTCTCCAGCAACCGCGCAAACCAACATCCGCAGCCTGACACAGGTGCACGAAGGCAGCCCGCTGATGCTGGGCGAATATCCAGCCGTGAGCGTATCGGATACAGCGCAGCGCTTACGCCAAGCGGGCAACATCGACCTGGACGAGCTGGGCCGCACACAGGCCAGCACAACGCAGGCCACGCTCGACTATCTGGCTAACAACGGCAATGCGCAGTCGGCGCAGAACGTGCGCAACGCAGTTGGCCGGCGGCAAGAGGATCTAGCCTCGGCCATGCGGGAGACGCTAGATGGCATGGCTCCGCGCGTGGCTGGAACAAATCAGCCCGCGACCATCGTTGATGCGCAAGCGATGATCGATCAAGCGCAACAGGCGGGCAGCGCGGCCTACCGGCAAGCCTACCAAGGACCGATCAATAATTGGGAGCTGGTCAACCGTTTGCCGCGTGTTCTCGACGCCGCACGAAACTATGCGGCGGGGCGCGCGGGCGACGTAAGGGCCGCGCTGAATACGGCAATTGACCAGTTCATGCTTCCAACGCCGAACGGTCCCGTTGCCATGGGATCGCTACAGCAGTTGCAGGACGCACGGGCCGTGCTCCGCGATCAGATCCAGGGCCTGCGCAACTCCGGTCAAAACGCGGCGGCGGTCGCCGTATCCCAGCTTCGCGACCGCGTAACGCAAATGATGACGCGGGCGTCTCCGGCGTGGCGTCAAGCCAACGATATGTGGGGGGACATGCAATTCCTTCGCATGGGCCAAGAACTCGGCGATGCGTTTTCAACAAGAGCGGGGCCGCAGTATCGCGAACAGTTGGCTGAATTCAATCGACTAGCGCCCGAGGCTCAAAACATTGTGCGCGTGCATTTCTTGCAAAAACTCTCCGATCGACTCGACAACCTTGGGGACACCAACAGCATATCGAAGCTGTTTGCCAACGACCAATCACGGGCCATGATCCGGGAATTGTTTGGACCGGAGGCGGCGGTTGCGTTCACGCGCGCCGTTCGCGATCAGAAGGTTGCCGAAGCGTCGGGCCGGATGATGGCCAACAGCGCCACACATCGCCGGGGCGTGGCGCAGAAGCAGAAGGACGCTGAGACAGGACTGGTGTCGGCTGCCAACAATGCCAGCGTCCAGGGCGTTCGCAACTGGCTGGTGGAACGCGCAACGCAGGTGATCACCGAGCGCAGGAATCGGCCAATGTCGGACATCCTGACGACACCCATCAGCGACACGGCACGCGTTGCTCAGCATCTCTACAACATGCGTCAGCAAGAACAGCGGTTGCGGAGGTTTGCCCAGCCGCCAGCGCGACCGGCGCCGAATGTTGGCCGTTTTGTCCCGATGATCAACCCGCTTATGGATGAATGAGCTATGGCGCAAGACTTTGACAGCCTGCTTCAGACGTTCATGGTCGACCTGGACGGCGACGGCGTGCCTGACGTTCAGGTGCAGGCGCCGGCCGGAACCGGCGGCGTGATGCCGCTTCGCGGCGATGCCATGCCTGCTGTCTCCAACCGCGAGCGCGGCCAGATTCAGCGCCGCGCAATGGCGGGTCGCGAGCCATCAGCAGAGCAGCAAATGATGCTGGATGCAGATATGCCGCGCCTTGAGCAACGGAGCAACAGGCTCGGGACGTTCGCTGCCGAGCTAAGCGGCGGCCCTGCAATAGCGCGTGGCGGGCAGCGGCTGGCTTCCGGAATTTCTGAATCTAACCCGTTGATGGCTGGCGCCGGTATTGGCGAGATGGTTTTCGGGGCGCTGCCTATGGCCGCCGCATCACGAGCAGCGGCACCAGCTTTGAATATGTTTATGGGGTCAGCCCCGCGAGCCATGGCGACGTCAGGCGCGCTGGCTTTGCCTATCGGTGTCATCGATGTTCAGCAGGCACAAGCGCAATCGTTGACCAAGCGGCAGCAACGCGAACTCGAAATAGAGCGCCAACGGCGGGAACAGGAAGTTGCAACAGAGCGCCAGCGCGCGATGGATCAAATTTCGATTGACCAGCAACGCCAGGCGGCAGAAGCCGAGACTAGGCGAGCAGAAGAGCAGGCATCGCGTGATAAAAACCGACTCCCATGGCGTGAACGCAATCCAGAAATGGCCGCCGCTCTGCCCGCTATCGGTTACGCCGCTGCGGCGGGCATACCTGCGGTTGGGGCGATGATTAGGAATATCGGCTCTTATTTGCCGGGAAGTGCCGCATCCAGAATGAACCGGGCGGCCAGGCAAGGAGAAGATATTCTATTGCAGCCGGGTCGGTCGAGTGCGGCAGACTCAAGAGAAATTATGCTTCGCAGGGATCAACTCACAAACTATCTTGGCAATCAGCCGTCTGTTGCCCGTGAGTTTGTTTCTAATAGGTTAATGCCGGCTGCGGCTGGTGGTGTTCTGGCATACGAGGGGCGCGTTTTCCCAGATCAAATGGACATGCGAGACGTCAACCTGACGCCAGAGCAAAGGCAACAGGCCATCTCCAACATCTTTGACGGTGGTGGGTTTGCCATGAATGCGTTGATGGGCGGCCTAACAGGCTTGTCAGCGCAAGAGGCCGTCGACCGGTTGGTTCCGGCAAAGAGGCCTGACGTGGAAAAAGCAACAGCCGTGAGGGATCGCCTGCAACGATACAGGCGCAGTCGCTAACGGTCGTATAGCCGGCGGTGATTTTGGCTTCGACGCTTGTCATTCGAACACCACACGGATAGCAGCGCTACAAGCACTACCGTTGCAGGATAGATTGCGTATCCGATCCAGCCCATAGTCAGGCTCCTGTTGCGTTCATCGCTTATCGGTAGCATGTCCCCTACAACTTAACAAACCCCTAACACAGCAGCCTGTGCATGCGTATTTGCTAGACTGAGCCCGCATGGACCGCAACGCGCTGATGGCTGGATACGGGATCGCCGAGGGCGTCGACCCCAGCTACGCACAGAATTATAACTCCTACGCGCGCAACGCGCTGATGAAGCGGGCAACCGTCCTGCCGCTGGCAGAGTACGCTGATGGGAGTGTACGGCCAGCGGTTCCCGGCATGATCCAGGACGGGATCGACGCCTTTTTTCGCATCCCTCAGATGGCTCAAGACGGCGAGTGGAAGGCCGCTGGCTATATGGGTGGCGTCGCAGGTGGCGCAGCTATGACAGGCTCTCTGGCAGCGCCACGGCCGGCAAACAGCATTGGCATGGGCGGGAAGCCGACGCAGCCGCCCGGCATCCGCGCCTACCACGGCAGCCCGCACGATTTCGACAAGTTCGATATGTCTAAGATCGGGACCGGAGAAGGGGCGCAGGCGTATGGACCTGGGCTGTATTTTGCGGAAAGCGAGGGCGTTGCCAAGAGCTACAAAAACAAATTGGGTGGTGTTGGCGGCAACTCGAAAAAATGGCAATTTCTTGATTACAAGAAAATCAATGACCTTAAGCGTGATCCCAAGATGCTGGACGAGGAGTTGCGCCTTGAAAGCGGTTATGCCGACATGCTGCGAAAAGAAATAGCAGACACTCCATACGAAGATACTAAGCGACTTCGGCAGTTCAACCTAGATCAGTCCATCGGTAAGATTGCGGAATTGCAGTCTATCAAGGATGGCGGCCGCATGTACGAGGTCCGCATCAACGCCTCCCCTGATGATTTCCTCGACTGGGACAAGCCGCTGTCACAGCAGAGTGAGAAGGTCAGGGGGATTATTGCTAACGCAGGTCTGGAGCCGTGGCAAATCGTTGATCCGTCTGGTATGCGGCGCGGTCCGATAAGTAAAGCCGAAGCGGAACAGACTACGCGCGGACTAGCCGAGCCATTTTCCGGCGCTCGCGGTAAAGATGTGGCGCAATTGGCGGGGGCTGGGAGAGCCGAATTTGGTCAAAAGCAGAACGTCAATCTTCTCCGTGATGCTGGTATTGTCGGAACCAAATACCTAGACCAAGGTTCTCGTACAGTCGGCGAGGGCACCCGCAACTATGTGATGTTCCGCGATGACATCATTGACGTCGTGAAGAAGTACGGCGTGGTCGCTGCGGCCAGCCTGTACGGCATGGACGCCGTCCAAAGCGTCATGGGCGGCGATACCGAACAGAACCCTTTGATGCGGGGCTATTGATGCGAAAGCTGATTGAACAAAACGGCGCCCGCGTCAAGACGGGCTGGCCGGTGCAGCTGCATCGCTATGAGCCCGACAAGCTACCAGATCCGGCCGACGTGATCGACTGCGCGTTGATCGTCAATGATCGCACTGACGGCGTGCCCCGTGCGCGTCTCGTGGTGTCCAATGGCGCGAGCTTCGACACACTCGCCTATCTGACCGACATTCCCGCGGCATCATCGGCCGCAGTCCTCGTGCCGCAGTCAATCCCAGCCCTGCCGCCGCCGCTGCCGGTACACCAGCTGCTGACCTACAGCCCACCAGACACCAATCTTGCCGCCCGCGTTGACGCATTGGAGCGGTTCAACGGTGAAACCTCTGCGCGTCTCGCCGAGCTGGAGCGCGTGATCGACCAGCTCAATGCCGTCGCCAATGCAATTCGACAGACGAAGGGCCGCACCTAATGACGGATAGCACGAACGTTTTCCCGCCGTTTTGGCAGTTTTCCGATAGCAACGGCAACCCGGTGTCGGGCGGGTACGTCGAGTTTTATCAGGCCGGATCGAGCACGCCGCGCACGGTTTATTCCGACGCTGATCTGACGGTTGCCGTAGGGACCACGGTTTATTGCGATAGCGCCGGCTATCCGGTCGCGTCGTCGGGATCGTCGACCAAGATCATGGTCTACACCGGGACGACGGCGTATAAAGCTGTGTTCAAAACGGCTGCTGGCGCGACCATCGGGACGCTCGACAATATCAAGGGCGCGCTCGACACGTCGACCTATACCACGACCACGGCCCGCCCCATCGGCAATGTCGTTGCCAAGGCGGCGACAACCTGGAGCGCGTCGACTTCTGACGGGTCGGGCACACTGTACAATGCCAACGTGGCGGGCGGCTCTCAAGTGGCCACGCTGCCTAGCGCGGTGACTGCCGGCAATGGCTATCTGCTCGGCATTCGTCACGACGGTCAGGGCTCCACCAACACCCTCACCTATCAAACCGTGTCGGCGCAGGTCATTAAAGAGGGCCACGCGTCAACGGGCGTGACATCAGGAACGCTGACCGGGTTCGGTGAAGCAACGTGGTTCATTTCTGATGGCTCGGGCTGGACCGTCTGCGCGCACGTGCCCGCGCTCACCCGCAAGGGTGAAGTGTTGGTCGTGACGGACCGCCTAACGGCAGCACCGACGAGCCCAACAGCGGGCGCGGTGTACTTGATCAACGGCACGCCTACCGGGACTTGGCTTGCTCTTGGGTTCGCCGACAAGGATTTGGTGCAGGCTTCCGGGATTGGGACTTGGACTGAGCTCGCTGTGTCCGACGGCATGATTGTGTACGTTGCCGACGAGGCGGTAAACTACCAGCGACAAGGTGCAAGTTGGGTGGCGTGGAGTAACATTTCTTCCCCAACAGCGTCAACTCTGCGCCATGCGGTGTTCCAGGATCAGAAGTCAAACGGCACATCAGGCGGGACGTCTGCCGGAAATAATGCGTGGTATGTGCGGACGCTCAACACGGCCGTGTTCAACACGATCACAACCGCCAACGGCGCCAGCAGTGACGCGGCCCTTGCATCAAACCAGATCACGATTCCGATCGGTACATATCTGGTCAGTTTTGAATCGTCGTTTTTGTCGTCGCAGTACACGCAGATTCGATTGAAAAGCACGACGACGAGCAAGGAGATTCTGAGCGCAACCACATTTATTTCTCAGGCTAGCGCGGTTGGCGAAGTGATGAGCGCCAGCGGAGTGCTGACGCTGGATGCCGCAGAAACGTTTGAGCTGCAATACATGGTCACGGCCAGTCCAGCGGACAGCCTCGGCCCGGCGCACACCTCGTCACTGTCAAATACGGAGGTTTATTCGACAGTGACGCTGCTCGATCTGAGGTCGGTGCAGGGACCGCGGGGGGATAGCGGCACTCAAGGGGCGCCTGGAACGGACGGCGCCTTGGGGCTCTGGAATTGGGAGACGTCGACCAGCTCCGGGCCTTCCTCCGGTGCAATCCGTTTCGACAACGCGTCGTTTGCATCGGTGACGGCCGTCTATATCAGCGAGACCGATCTTAACGCTACCGCTCTTGCCGCGTTGATTGCTACGTGGGACGATTCCACATCGACAATCAAGGGTACGCTTATCTGCCGCGAGAATGGCTCCGGGGGCAATTTTTTTGCGGCAGATGTCGCGGCACTTACCGACAACGGATCTGACGTGACTCTGACGGTCACGCATCGGGCTTCCGGCGGCGCGTTTGGGGCCGGCGACGACATTAGCGTGGTGTTTATTCCCAAGGGTGACAAGGGCGACACCGGCGCAACGGGTGCCGCCGGTGCGAACGGTTCAGCGGGGGCCACTGGCGCGACGGGTGCGACCGGGCCTAACGTCGGATTGGATTACACATGGTCCACCGGCACCAGCGGCGATCCAGGCTCCGGTAAGCTACTCGTCGACAACGCCACGCCTGCCAGCGCGACGGCGCTGCACATTTCCGAGACCAACCGGCTAAGCGCATCACAAGCGGCGTATCTCGCGACGTGGGACGATGGCACGACGGCATCAGATAAGGGCGTGGTTCGCATTCTTGATGTGGCCGCGCCGGGGACGAATTTCCTTGAGTATCGGATTACCGGCACGCTGACGGATGCAGGCGCATACGACACGTTCCCGGTAACTTACATTGGCGGCGCGGGTACGATTACCAACGCCTCAACCGTCGCGGTGATGTTCTCGCGGACAGGCGACAAAGGCTCAGACGGGGCGGGCACGGGTGACGTGATTGGCCCTGCGGCATCAGTTGACAGCGAAATAGCGCTGTTCTCGAGCACCACCGGAAAGGTCATCAAACGCGCGACGACAACGGGGCTGCTGAAAGCCACGTCTGGCGTTCTGGCTGCTGCCGTCGCAGGCACCGACTACCAAGCAGCTGACGCGGAATTGACGGCGATAGCCGGTCTGACCAGCGCAGCCGACAAGGTGCCGTATTTCACCGGCAGCGGCACCGCCGCATTGGCTGACCTGTCGTCGGCCATGCGGACGTTCATGACGACGCCAAGTTCGGCTAACCTTGCGTCTCTCGTAACTGATGAAACGGGCTCTGACTCGCTGGTGTTTGCCACATCGCCAACGCTGGTTACGCCGATATTAGGCACGCCAACGTCTGGCACACTTACCAATTGCACCGGATTGCCAGTTTCCGGCATTACGTCATCAACCTCCACGGCGCTTGGTGTCGGCTCGCTTGAAATTGGCCATGCCAGCGATACGACGCTAGCCCGATTGGCCGCAGGCGTGCCGACCGTCGAGGGCAATGTCGTTGACGTGCTCGGCTACACCACAACGGCAACTGCCGCCGGGACCACAACGCTCACCGTGACGTCAACCCGCTATCAGTTTTTCACGGGAACATCGACGCAAACGGTGGTGTTGCCCGTCACCAGCACCCTGACTACCGGGTTCACATTCGTCATCGTCAACAACTCGACCGGCAACGTGACGGTGCAGTCGAGCGGCGCCAATAACATTCTTGTCATGGGGCCAAGCTCAGAGGCCAGCTTTGTCTGTATTTTGACCTCCGGCACAACTGCGGCGAGCTGGCAGGCGCTAACTCGGTATCAGAATACGCCGATCAACTCTCAGTCAGCAGCTTATACCACGGTGCTATCCGACGCAGGAAAAACGCTCCTGCACCCAACGGCGGACAATAACGCGCGGACGTTCACCATCGATAGCAACGCTAATGTTTCCTACCCGGTCGGGACCGTGATTTCGTTTGTGAACCAAATCAACACGGTAACGATCTCCATCACTTCCGACACAATGACGCTATCAAGCGCAGGGACGACGGGCTCGCGCACATTGGCAGCTAATGGCGTGGCCACTGCGATCAAGGTGGCATCGACCTCTTGGATGATTTCTGGATCGGGGCTGACCTAAAATGAACATCGGAACATCTCTCATTTTTCAGGCGACCGGGGCAGAGCTGCAATCGTGGCCGGATCTCCCGCAGAGCATTGTCTACAAGGGAGAGACGCGCACGGGCGCGATTGTCGGGGCGCAGCTGGGCGGTGATGCCTTGCTGGTAGAGCGTGTGCTCGACACCGTGCCCCCTGACGGCAACCCGCCTGTGACCGGCGAGAGCGTGCAATTCGATGGCTCAAAAGTCGTGGTTACGCGCACCTACGGCACGCCGAATCTCCAACCGTTGAAGGCCGAGGCCAAGGCGCAGATTGACCGACAGGCCGAGGACGCGCGGCAGCGCTACATCACTGCCGGGGCAGGCCAGGCGCTGGAGTATCAGGAGGCGGCAGAAGAAGCGGTACGCTACGCGGCAACGGGGGGAGCGGGTTCCTATCCAATGCTTCAAGCGAGCGTTGACGCGGGCGAAGCGCCCGACCTTGCAGCGGCGGCGGCTTTAATCACCGCGCGTGAAAACGCTTGGGCTACGATCGGCGCGACTATCCGCCGTCTGCGTTTGACCGCAAAGAGGGCTGTGGATGCGGCAACCACCGTTGCGCTAATCAGGTCTGCATCGCAGGTGGAGTGGCCCTGATGCCGGGAATATCTAACATCCTGCTCGCGCGGTCGGGTGCCGCCGCCGTCACCTATGCGACATGGGACTCGACAAAGCTCGGCAGCGGTACGACGTTGTCGAACAGCGACCGAAACGCCGTAAGCTTGAATAATACATCAGACCTTGCCACGGGTGGGAAAAGCACTGGTAAGTGGTACATGGAAATGACGCGCACGGGTACTGGATCATGCCTTATCGGTGTCGCAAACACCAGTTCTAGCCGCGCGAACTTCCCCGGCGAAAATGCAAACAGTTGGGCGGTTTATTCTGTAAACGGGAATAAATTCACTGGTGGTTCTGGTTCTGCCTACGGCACGTCGTTTGCTTCTGGCGATATTGTTATGGTCGCTCTCGACATGGACAACGGCAAGGTGTGGATGGGTAAAACCGGCACGTGGTACAACTCAGGCGATCCGGAGGCTGGCACGAATGCGGCGTTTACCGGCCTGACTGGAACGCTGATGATCATCGGCGGCGGCGACGCTGCCACGTCGCGAACGCTTTCCGGAAATTGGGGGCAAGCCGCGTTCAGCCACACCATACCACCGGGATTTTCAGCATGGACCGTGTAATGCTTTTATCGATCGTCTTTATCGCGGTGGTTACTGCTTCGGTCTATGCGTTTGTCGAATCCAGCCGGCCATGGAAGCCGGTGATATGGGTCGAGTGGTCACCTAAAAAATAATCAACCTGGGCTGTCTCGCGTACTTTTGACGCTCGATGACCGAGCGAAACTCGGCATCAGACGCAGCAACGATGCGGTCAATTAAGCAATGGGGCCGCAAGGGCCAGCGCCGAACGCACGCGCGGGGGAACAATGAAATTTTCACAGGCATGCATTGACTTAGTGAAGTCGTTTGAGGGTTATCACACGGCGTTGCCAGATGGCGGCTGCGAGGCCTATCTCGACAAGCTGGCCGCGCCACCAATCTGGACTATCGGCTATGGCTGCACTGAGGGCATTCGCGCGGACATGCGCTGGAGCAAGGCAGAAGCCGAAGCGGCATTGATGCGTGAACTCGAGAAGCACGAGGCCATCGTTAACCGCGTCGTGACCGTCGAAATTGGACAGAACAACTTCGACGCGCTGGTGAGCTTCAACTATAACACGGGCAAATTGCCTGAAAGCACGTTGTTGAAGAAGCTGAACGCGAAAGACTTCGACGGCGCGGCGCGCGAGTTCGACAGGTGGAACAAGGCCGGCGGGACGGTTTACAAGGGGTTGGTACGTCGCAGGGCGGCTGAACGGGCCATGTTTGAGGCGGATGCCAAAGACGAGAACATTCCAGCCGACGCGCCGGACATGCCCCAGGCCGTTGACCAGCCCGGCCAGATCAAGGCCGGCGAGGTCGCCGTCAAGTTCGGGCCGCCCGCCACGATCGGCGCTGGCCTCACGACGTTCGATGCTTGGCAGGCGGTCGGTGACAAGATCGCGGGATTTGGCCAGTGGATCATCAGCAAGCCCATTGTCGCTGCCGTGCTCGTGTTGACAGCTGCGGCTTATTTCCTGATCCCGCGACGGAGGGACGTATGATCCCGATCTGGATAACGAGTTGGATTGCGCCGAGGCTGTTCAAGCTCGCGGGCGCGGGTGCAGTGGTGCTGATCGGAATGAGTGCATGTCTGGTGCGTGATGCCCGCCTGAAAGAGACGGGCCGGCAGGAGGTTGTGAGCGCGTCTAAAGCGGCGGGGGCCGAGGCCAATGTTAAATCTGAGCAGGCGCGCAAAGAAGCGGCCAAGCCAGGCGCAGCTCGCCGGTTGCAGTCTGATCGTCGTACTTGCGTGGATTGTTAGCGGGTGCTCGACGAATCCAATCGTCGTCACAGCCGAGGAGCTGTGCAAAGACTGGCAGCATCAGCAGATCCGAAAGGCAGATCAGCTTACTGACCCAACTGCTTCGCAGATCGAGGCCAACAACCTGAGCCGCCCAAACTGGGGCTGCGAATTCGGGCAGAACAGAGCCAAACCTACGTCGTGAGTGCATAGTTCCGTAAACAAATCAACCCACTCTGGTATTATGGTCATGACGCATACGACGCACACAACCAGCGACCAGCGGATAGCCGATGCACTGGCACCAATTCGATCTTCACGGGATACTTCTCGACATCCGGGAGGATTTGGGGGCTGTGAAAGCGCGGTTGGAGGCGAACACCGAACGTCTGGACCGGATAGAGGATCGCGTCGACAGGTCAGGTCCGAAGTTGTCGGACCTTGTGCCGTTCATTCCAGGCGTCATTGTGCTGACGCTCTGGCTGACCGGTCGCATCGACACCGCGGCACTCATCGGATTGCTATCAGGGCGGTAGGCTATGCGTTTAGCCTAGTGTGTCTCGTGATATTCGGGGCAACGCTGGCGGTTTAGCGGCCCTTCCTACGCTGCGCGGATCTTATAGATCAGGCTATCATCGCGTAACGCTTCAGCGAGCTCGTCGCGACATTGGTCCTCGATCCATTCCAGATCGACCGTCTCCAGATCGACGGCTGATCCATCGGGCGCAATGATCTCCGTCACGTCGATAGCCGTGCCGCCGTGGTAGCCGAGATCAATATCGACATAGGCGACATGCCATGGCGTGCCTGCCGGTTCCTCGGTGTCAACGATCACGGGACAGCAATACTGCGACGTGCGCGGGTCGAATGTGGTGCGCGTCTTCATGGCGGCCTCAGATTGCATGGTTGAGGCGGGGCCGAAACCCCGCCGTTTTCTACTCACGCTTCCTCGACGGGGAAGTGCTGCTCAATCTGTTCCACGGTGCCGTACTGCTCCAGCAAATTGCGGGCATCGTCCTTTGTGATCGGACGCAGACCGGAGCCGCCGCTCCATGAATTTTGGCCAACCGACTGCGACCAGCGCGACTTGGCACCACCCTCTCCCGCAATGAAAAAGTTGCCGTTTTTGGTCACGTAAAGGTCGGTGTCATCGTAGGCGAAGTCGCTGCGGCTGTATCCGCCGCGCGAAATGTTGCAAAGCAGTTCGGCCGTCTCGGTGTTGTAGCGCTTGCCGTTCACAATGCGGATCATGTGTCGTCTCCATCTGGTTCATCAGCGGCATCACGCCGTCTGATGAGGACAACGTAAACGAGCCTCTTGTAATTGTCAACTTCCCCGTGGTACACATAATGACAATTTCCTTGGGGAAATTCGCAATGGCAGGTTATGGCACGCAAGAAACCACCAGAGATCGAGCAGCCAGACGAGGGGTTGCTGATCGGCTACGCCCGCGTCTCGACCGAGGATCAGAACCTAGAGGCGCAGGTGGCCTCGCTGTTGCGAGCTGGCTGCCATCCCGATCACATCCACAAGGATCAGGTGTCGGCCGTCAGCAAGCGTCGGCCCGGCATGGCGATGCTGCTGAAGGACATTCGCGAGGGCGACACGGTGGTCGTGGTCAGTCTCGACCGCTTCGCCCGCTCGCTGTCCGAGCTGATCCGGCGCCTAGAGGATTTCGACAAGCGTGGCATCCGGTTCCGCAGCTTGTCGCAGGACATAGATACCGGCACTTCGATTGGTCGCCTGCTTCTCCACGTGCTGGGGGCAGTCGCCGAGTTCGAACGGGCGCTGATCGCGGAACGCACGAAACGCAGCATGGCCTATCGCAAGGCGCAGGGCGCGACGTTTGGTCGGGAGTGGAAGCTGTCTGCCGAGCAGCGCGCGGAAGTCGCCGAGCTGGTGAGGCAGGGCATGCGCACGGTGGACATAGCCAAGCGGTACAAGATCAGCCGCGCGTCGGTGCGGAACTACAGTAGGCACGTAACGGAGCGGCGGCCACGAGGCCGACCGCTGGTGAAATGACACACGAGGAGCCGCAAAATGGATGATTGGCTTACAGGTGCTTTGCAGGCTGGGACCGTAAACGGAGTTCCGATCTACTTCGGGCAACCGTTCGTGTTGCTTCCGTGCGGGACACTGGTGACGCTGACGTGGAAGTGATGGGAGATCTGGGATGAGCCCAAACAGCCAAGCATACAGAGACGCATGGGCGCGGGCCAAGGAAGCGCTTACAAAGGAATTGTGCGGAGACGACGAGGTGTCGATTGATGCCATCCGTGCCCGCCTAAGCAAGCGCAGGACGGTCGAGTATTTGCTTGACGATTTGGCAGGCGTCACCGTGTGCGCAGTGCTCGGCATCGAACCCGATAGCCAGTAAGGGAGCAACAGGTGATCGCGGCACTCTATGTTGAAACGGGCGGCTGTTACTTTGGTCTGGACGGCGTTGATCCGTGGGATGATCTCCGGGACGCGCGTAATTACAAGGGTCCGCATCCTGTCGTCGCTCATCCCCCATGCCAGCGCTGGGGCCGGTTCTGGCACGGCAGCACGCGCAAGCCGCACCAGTTCAGGTTAGGTGAGGACGGCGGCTGCTTTCGGCACGCACTCACAATGGTCCGCCACTGTGGCGGTATCCTCGAACACCCGGCCGACAGTCACGCCTGGCGCGCGTTTGATCTCGATCCGCCTGATCGCAATGGCGGATGGAGCAAGGCCGATGATCGCGGTGGGTGGACCTGCTACGTCGAGCAGGGGCATTATGGCCACCTGTCTCGCAAGGGGACGTGGCTCTATGCCTACGATGTCCAGTTGCCAGAGTTGCGGTGGGGTCGCCTGCCTCAACGCCTGCACCCTGTCGCCCTTGAGCGCTACGGCTATGAGAAGGCCCGCCGCATAGGGATGATGGCCATGGTCGGCGGTAAGGACAAGACCAAGATCAGGAACGCAACGCCGACTGAGTTTCGCGACGTGCTTCTGAGCATTGCTCGGACAGCAATCAGACGGGTAGAGGCAGCCTAACTAGGACTGCACAACAACGGAGCCGCAAGCATGTCGGGCTGGATCGTGGTGAAGCGCGGCAGTTATTACGGGCCGTTCTCGACACAGAGCAAGGCCATGGTGTGGGCTGAGAAAAAGCTAGGTGCGTACATCGGCGGCGGATGGGCCGTTGTCGAACTATTCAACCCGAAGAATGTTGATTGAGGCAGCCGAACGTGCTCGTGGTCCGATACCTTACCGGCTGGTACAGAGCGATGTGGGGCTGGTGCCCGCGATGCAACTCGTGCGCACCCGAAATCGATACGTGTCCGGTATGCAAGTTCGACCGTTGGCCGGATCGCACGACGGAGGCGGTGTGGGAGAGATTTGCGGGTCGTGGATACAGATAGTGAGCGACCGTGATCACTCTGGCTGAGTGTCATCCACGGGTGACGGCACGATTTCGGCCCTGATGCCAAGATCCTGACTTGCTCTCACCCATTCATCCTGCAGCCGTCTGATCCTGTGAGCGGCGTCGTGCTGGCGCTGGGTGTTGGCAGAAAATGCAGCAGTCATCTCTGCCTTGCAGGTCTCCCATGCCTGGATATAGGTGGCTCGCTCGGCTTGGGCTTCCACCATTTCGTTTTGCAACGACACAATGGCCCGGCGCAGCTTGTCTAGGCCTTGGGGGATGTCGACAATTTCCGCCCCGTCTGGGCGCGGCTGGTGTGTCGTCTCGGCTCGGGTGAGCGAGACTTTTAGACCGCCTAGCCAGCCTTGGGCCATTACCGTCTCCATCCCTTTGGCTGCTTCACGCCGAAGTGCTTGTCTGCCGCGCGCCGGCCGTGGGCAATGTTGCGCCAGTCGTCGGCGTTTTTTGTGGTGGAGCACACGATGCACAGTGCCTGAATGTTCTCGGGCACGTCCTCGCCGCCGATCGCTACCGGCTTTGGCCAGTGATCAGCTTGCCAGGACTTCGGCTTGCGCACAGCGTCAATCCTGCCGCCGCACACATGGCAGGTCATGAACCATCCGAGCTTGTCCTGCTGTAGATGGGTGTCGAGGCACATGCGCCGGCATTCGTCAGACGAACCTGACGGGCGCTTGTGGCGGGTGAGAGGGTTAGTCATAATTCCATCTCGTTCACAAAGTCGATCACGTCTCTGATTGCTTGATCCAAGTGCTTGTCTGTCTGAGCGTGTGCAATGCGTTTCAGTAGCTCAAGCATGGACGGTGCGGCGGAACACAGCAAGGCGTTGGCGCATTGTTCAGCGTAGCTCCGGGCTGCAATGCCACCGTGTTCTTGCCCGAATATTGCAGGATCACACGTACAGATATCAGGTATGTCGTCTTTCGGGTGCTCAACCCAAGCACCAACCGCCACCCATGGCTCAGGCGTGTGTTTCATCGCGCTGCCCTCATCACTGTGCGCTCGTTGCTCGACATCGTGCGCCACGCTTCCATGACCAGCTCAGCCTTGTTGCGGGCATCGCGCAACTCTTCCCATCGCCCTTCGGCGGCTGCATAGGCTTCCATGGCTTCCTCATACTCGTCGTGCTCGTCCGCCCATGCTTTGCGTATGTCCATGCTGCCGGCCGGCGACGTGCGCAGGAGGCGTGCCCAAACCTTCTCGGCTTTAAACTTGGTGCGGATGACCATTGCGCGCGCTGCACCCACGTCGGAGCTCGGCCGCGTGAGCACGTCGAATGCCGCCTGCACTTGTTCGCGGGTAAGCAGTCGCTGGCGCTCATGCGCGCATTCGGCTGTCACTGCACATGCTCCCTTAGCCGCTTGCGAACGCCGTAGTACCTCCGGGCTTTATCCTCGCTTCGTGGTGCGCCAAGCGTAGAAAGCAAAGACAGGCAGTCCGCGAGCAGCAAATCCTTGTCGATCTGTTTTGGTCTGCGGCGCCGGTGCGGTCTCACGCTCACCCCGAATAGATCGGTTGTATCGGTTGACTGTCTCATTGTGCCCTCCGTAGACTTTCACCAACGCCCAGCACTGAGCATGCGGCAGTTTCGTCTTGGCCTGTATGTCGTCGCATCCGAAGCCCTCGCGGGCGAGGCGCAAGGCCTCGACGTGCATCAGGGTTTCCATCACCGCTGTCTCCGCTTAAAGCGCCAGAACCCTGCCTGCCATTCAACGCTTTTAGATCGGTCGAACGCGCGACCTTCACGGGCGGCTCGAAACCCTTCAAGCTCCGGCCAGCCTGTCAGGGCCTCTACTCGCTTGCGCAGCGCCTCGTTCTCGATGGCGAGCGCGTGCTTGCGCTCGAGCTGTCTCTCGTTTTCCCGTTGCCGGTAGATCGGATCTGCCCGGCGCCGTCTCATGTCGTCGGCTGTGGCCATCTTACTCCCCCTTGGCCTTGGCGAGAGCGGCACGAGCCACATCAACCGCATGAACAGGGCGTTGCCATGCTTCGTATTGTCCGACGTCGGCCAGCAGCTTTTCCAGCGCTTCCGCCATTTCCGGCGCTGCCGCGCACAAACGGGCGTTGGCCACTCCGCAGACCATCGTGGCGACTGGCTCGTCTCCGTTGTCCGGCCAGATTTCACACGCACCCCATGCCTGGTCTTCGGGCATGATCTCGCGCGCTTCCCACGGTCCTTTTGTCCATTTTGCCATGGGTCACTCCGCCTGCTCGATAATCGCGCCGGTCTCCGGGTCGACTTCAACCCCGAAGTCCTTGCACTTGTAGTAAAAGCTCTCATTGAGAAGGTTGGACCATCGCGACGGCATCGCCGCCCATGTGTCCGCGTGTTCCTGCCGCAGCATGATCAAATCACTGGCCTCTGGCGCTGCCTCTATGGCGCGCATCAAATTGTCGAATGTCTCTTTGCTGCCGTCGCGCTTGGCCTCCGCGCTGCTCTTTCGCTTCGGCGCATCGTCGAATGGCACAACGGTGAGCTCGCCGCCGTCGAGCTCTTCCTGCAGATAGAGACCTGACAAAGCGTCTGCTGCGCCGTCCCTCGCCGCTAGACCACGGGCTCTCATTTGCAGCATGCGGCTAGGGTATTGCGTCCACGGTCCAGCCTTGGCCCACAAGCCTGCCTTGCGCGCGTCGGCTTCGCTGAATGTGCGTGTGATTTTGTGCCCGTCTGGTCGTGTGACTGTGCAGGTCGCGACGTTGTCGGCAACGGCCTCGTCCAGCTTGAACCCACGCGACCACAACAGCGCCGGCACAGCATCGCCCCAGAGCGTCGGTCGGCCGTTTACGACCGCAATCTTGTTGATAGACATCATCGGTGGCAAGCCGAGTTCAGCACCCTGCATGATGGCTGCCATAATGGCTTCTGGCGTTCTTAGCGTTGACGGTGCCAAACCGCTTTTGCTGATGGCCTGCGCCAGCCGAAACGTTTCTTCGATTGAAGTCGGTACGATTGCTGTCACCTTGCGGCCAGCCACCAATGCGGGAAGTTGCGGCGTGTCAGTCATAGCCCATCACCTTTCGTGACAAAGTTTCCAGGTTGTCCATCCATTCCTGTTCGTCACCGCCGAGCAGGGACCACAGCCGGCGCATTTCCGCCTCCAACGCGAGCAGCGTGTTGTTGAGCGGCACTAGATCGCGGCTCGCCACTGCGGTCGGGCAGGTAATAAGTCTCGGGGTCGGACTCTTCGGCGGCCCAAGCCTCTTCTTCGTACCCATAAGAGTCAAAACGTCTGCCGTCATCTTTTCCCCCTCTCGCCCGCATCAAAGCGGCTGCCGTACACATGCCCAAACACCAGCCGATCAATCCCCACATCCACCATGGAATAGCGAGATCCATCACCAAGCCCGCCCTAGAAGCTCGTGCATGCCAAGGCGGTGTTCCTTGTTCTGATTCTTGTTGGGCTCCGTGCCGTCGTCGGCGCGCTCTGCAGCTAGCTTTTCGAAGTCGTCCTCAGCCCTGTTGATGGCGTTGGCGATCATTTCAGCGCGCACCGGGTCGCCAACGAATAGGGTCACGCTGTTGGATAGGTGAGTGCCGAACCGCAGTGTCAGCGATGCCGTTCCATCACTAAGATCTCGGTAGCCAGCAGTGATGCTGTCGCATCCGTGCACGCAAATCGACGTTGAAATGGACATCTCAATCCTCCTGTGTTGATCCAACCGGGGCAGGGGCCGCTGCCGCTCTATGACCCCTGCCCCGTGAGCCGCGCCGTTTCTTTTTGTGTTCCCCGCACTGGCGCGGCGTATTCAATTTCAGGGTTTGCCAATTCACGTTTGTTCCGCACGCAATTCCACGCTTCCTGACGCGGCCTGAGCGCACCAGAATGGCAAACCTCATTGATCCGATTAAAAACTCGCCCGACTCTTAATCAGCGGGTCCCAGGTTCGAGTCCTGGTACACCCACCAATTAAATCAAAGGCTTGTCGTGAATCGAGCAATGGGTTTGCCATTCGGCTCCCCGCGTTTGCCAGATTCACGTTCCGTCCCTGTTCTTCAACTTAATGATTGCCGAGCCGGCCAGATGCCGACGACGCGCCTTCGCCGTGTAGCGCTCAACCATCTGCAGCGTGCGGTGTCCGAGCACCGCGGCGATCTCGTGTGCCGAGCACCCCGCTTCCGCCAAAGCTTTTCCGGCTGTGTGCCGCAGTCCGTGCAGATGCAGGCCGGTAAGCCCGATGCTGTCCAGGTGCGTGCGTAGCGTCTTGGTCAGCCTGTCGGCCGTGACCGGGGCCCCGCGCGCGTCGGCGATCAGATACAGCGTCGGCGGCAGGCCATCGAGGTAGGTCTTGAGCCGCGGGTGTGCGGGCACGACAACCGGCGTGTCCGTCTTGGCTCCAGCGATGGCGATGCTCGATCCGTCATAGTGCGAGCGCATGAGCTGGGCGATGTCGCCGCGGCGCGGGCCGGTGTAGCGGGCGACCATATAGGCGGTCATCAGGTGCACAGGGGGGCCCGACGCTTCAAACGCGGCCATCTGCTCGTCGGTCCAGGCTACATATGACCGCGCTTCGCCGATCCGGCGCATGGCCTTGGCAGGGTTGTCGAGCGACAAATCCAGCTCGCGCGCGCCGAAGTTCCAGACCAGCGAAACAACCTGAGAGAACAGCTTGCGGGTGCGCGGCTTGTCGACCAGATCGTCGGCCAGTGCGCGCACGTGACTGCGCTTGATGTCGATGGCCTGGACGCTCAGCACCGGGGCAAGCCGACCAAGCTCGCGCTCGTAGCTGATCTGCGTCTTAGCGGCGAGCTGGGCGAACTCCGGGCTCGCGCGGTAGGAGGCGATCAGCCAAGCCACGGTGCCGGCCTCGGGCGGAAGCGGCTTGGGATCGCTCGCGATCAGCTGCCGTAGGCCGGCATAAGCCTGGAAGAACTCGGGGCTGTCTGGATCGTTCGGCAGGGCCCTGCGTTCGCCCTTGAACCGGAAATAGTAGTAGTCACGCCCCTTTGCGCTGATCTGCTGTACGTACTTTGGCAGCTTGGGAGGCACGGATGCGGGCCATGATGTCGTCGCCTGGAGTTCCATTGGTCGTCCCCGTCAATGCGGCGTCAAGGGCTTCGAGTGAGTATCGTTTCAGCGGGTTTGGCTTGGGCAGCACGCCCTGCTTCACACGTCGTCGGAAGGTCGCGAGGCTGATGCGGCAATGCCGTGCCGCCTCCTGCGATGTGAGCCACGTCGTCATGGTGAGCCTGCAACCGTGAGCGTGCCGAGAACGGCGACCAGCGTCAGCAGAGCGACGAGCACAACCAATCCGATGATGATCGAGGTCAGCTTGCGCACGTCCGCCTCCTGTTTCGATCACCGGGGCGACTTGCGGGTGTGGTAAGCCGCTGGTCGTCATGAGCTAGGGGGACGCCGCCCCGGTGTTGATGCAATTCATATCACAGGTTGTGATACGGTCAAGAGAAAAAATAACGCCCTGTGATTTAATGTATGTAATAGTCGGATTGCTTAAGGAGGTCAATGCGTTGTGCTGTGGACAACGATATTGGGCCGGTCAGGACTCGCCGCGAATCGTCTTCGCGAGGCCGTAGGGAAGGCCGCTCGGATCGCCCCGATACAGCCAGTCCAGCGTCAGATTATACTCGTCGCAAAGCTTCATGGCGGCGCTAAGCGTCAGCAAACGCTTGCCTTTTTCAAATTGATTGTACTGAGGTTGCGACAAACCGGCGCGGGTGCCAAACTGCTGTTGATCAAGATTGAGTGCGGCCCGCGCGGCGGCTAGCCGGCGAGCCACATCAGCTGCCAAGTCTCCCGTATCCTGAGGGTCGATCATGGGGTGCACTATGTGTTGTCCACACGCGTTATGTCTAATTAATCTCCGTGATCTTGCGCTGAATAACGCCCTGTGATATGCAACCGGACATGTACGATATCTGCAGCATCGACGAGCTTGTCGACGTGCTTGGTGGCGACACCGAGGTGGCGTCGTGGCTGGGCATATCACAGCCAGCTGTCGCGAATTGGAAGGTGCGCGGGCAGATCGCCAGCGGTTGGCATCTGCGCATTCTAGCGCGCCTGAAAAAGGAAAAGCGTCGAGCCGATCCGGCCATCTTCGGGCTTACCGAAGAGGAAGCGTGTGGTCTTTTTGACCGCCCGTCGCGGCGAGCGCGAAAGCTCGAGTCACGAATGTCTGCAGCGTAACGCGTAGCGTTCCCGTGCGTGTTACCCGGCCTTCACCGGCCGGCGGATGGGCTGTGTCCGCAAGGCTAGCCGGGGCGCATCCTCCCTCGAAGCATCCGCCGACCCGTGAAGGACGACAAGCAAAACCCGCCGTTGTGAGCGGCGGGCTGATGGGTGCATGCGTACCGACCAAGGACTAGTTGGCCGATGACTGACACTGTAAAGAATAAATCGCGCGAAATCAAGGCAGCCAATCGATGGTTCCGGTTTTATTCAGAGGCTCTTGACGATCCCAAAGTCCAACGGCTGCCGCCGAACCTGTTCAAGACTTGGGTTAACGTTCTCTGCATTGCCTGCCAAAACGGCGGCACCCTTCCGAGCATTGACGACATGGCCTTTAAGCTCCGGCTGTCCAGTCAGGACGCCGAGCAGCAGATCAGCGAATTGATCCTCGCCGGCCTGATTGACATCACCGACGCCGGCCGCGTGCCGCACAATTGGAACATGCGTCAGTTTTTGTCGGACAGCAGCACGGAACGGGTGAAGAAACACAGGAAAATCAAGGCTGAAACGCCATGTAACGTTTCAGAAACGGCGGATGAAACGCCCCCAGATACAGAGTCAGATACAGATACAGAGTCAGAACAGATAAAAATCATACCAGAATCCATCCATCTCGACGCTGAACCGGACGGACGGACGGATGATGTAGATTGTGATTTGGAAGAGCCTGAGACGATTGAAGCCGTTGTCGAGCAAGCTATGGGCGGCAACACCAAGCGTGCCGCAGCGTGGCTCGAAAACCTGACCAAGACGGTCGGCCAGGACGCGGTGGCCGACGCCTTCCAGCGGTATCTCACGGCGCAGGCAGGAGGGGCAAGGATCACCCGCCCCCTGCCTTGGCTCGACACTACGGCCAAGCGCTGCAAGCAGAACGCATGGGTCCCACCGGCGCCGAAGAAGTCAGCCTTGACCATCATCGCGGAAATGGAGGCGGCAGGTGGCTTCTAACATTCTCGTCAAGCGGCTTGCGATCATCTTCGGCGAGCCCAAAACCGAAGATCCCGAGGGCTTCCTGGCCGAGTACGCCAGCGCCACTAAGGGCACCGAAAAGGACATCCTCAACGCGGCGGCTGATGTGATCATCAAGCAGCGCAAGTTCCGCAATTGGCCGACCGTGGCCGAGTGCCTGGACGCCATCGAGTCCGCGAAAAAACAGGTCGTGTCGAAGGGCAAGATGCTGGAGACAATCGAGAACTTCGACAAGTGGTTCGAGGACAAGATAGAGCGCATGAGAGCCGCGAAGACCCGGCCGCAGATGCAGGCGATCATGGATGAGGTCAGGCCCTACGACGCGGCACGGTGGATTGCGCCGCATAGGCTTGGACAGCTCGCCAAGGTCATGGAAGCCCGCTGCAATCAACTGTTTGGAGCTGAAGCCACGGCGACACTTTCCGATGCCTCGCGCCGCATGACCGGGGAGGCCGAAGCATGATCGACGCCACCATTGAACGGATGATCCCGAAAGGCTGGATGTGGACGATCTACGGCCCATCCGGAGAACGACCGGCCCGCGCCGTGCTCGTCTCTCCCGACTGGAAAATCCACATCGGCCGTGAAGGCAAGGACGGGGGACAGGCCCTCGTATCGGCTGCGATGGCAGCGAAACAGGGGGCACGCTCATGACCAACGCCAACATTAAGCAGTTTGCCGAAGAGCTTTCAGACGTTTTCATCAAGGCTGAGGATCTGAAAGTCGAAGCCGCCGCCATCATCCAAGCTGCCAAGGAAGCAGGTGTCAACGTCAAAGCACTTCGGAAAGTCGCGAAAGAATTGACGATGCAGGCCGACAAGCTGGCCGCCCGCTACGCAGACGAGGAACAACTCGACATGTTCCGCGCGCAGGTCGGGATCTTTAAGCGCAAGGGGCTGGACCGCGAAAGGGCAGCAGCATGAGGCGCGAGATCATCGGAGACGCTGAGCTGATCCTGGGGGACGCGAAAGACGTGCTGCCGACGCTGCCGCGTGTCGATGCCGTCGTGACAGACCCGCCGTATGGGATCGGATGGAAGCCCCGCGTTACGCATCAGGATCAGCCGTGGGTCGATGAAATCGACTTCGACATCCGGTCGT